CTCCTGGAGGGGATTCAACAAATGCTATTAATGCTATTAATGTAGTAGGTGGCATTGCGTCAGTCACTCAACTTAATGTAAGTGGTGTTTCTACTTTTATTGGGATAGCGACTTTTAAAAATGATGTATATATTAATGGTGATTTATATGTCAGCGATGACCTAGTATTTGATGAGTTTACTGCCCGTAACGCAACAGTTACTGGAACTAGTACACTAGGAATAGTTTCAATATCACAACTTTATGTTTCTGGTGTAACAACTCTTGCAGCAAACGGTGGAATTACTACGACTGGTGGTGATTTATATGTTGGTGGTGATTTATATATCAAAGATGATTTAGTATTTGATGAATTTACTGCCAGAAATGGAAATATATCTGGCATACTCACAGTTAATCAAGCACTTTATTATCCTTTGGGTGAACCTTTTGGAATTGCATATTTTAATGTTAGTGATCAATTAGTATCAACAGGATCAACTGCTGCAGCAATAACAGAGACTAACTATATAGTTTCAACAAATAGTTCCGGCATTCCCACCTGGGCAAGCGTTATAGATGGAGGATCCTATTAGAAATGTCAAAACCAACTAGTAGACAAGAATTAGTAGATTATTGTTTAAGAAGACTAGGTGCTCCCATTTTAGAGGTTAATCTAGCTGATGAGCAAATTGATGATGCTGTAGATGACGCACTTCAATATTTTCATGAAAGACACTTTGATGGTGTCGAAAGAATGTATTTAAAATATAAAATTACTGAAGAAGATGTAAATAGGGGAGTAGCACCATCTCCATCTGGAGTTGGAATAGTTACAACAACTGGTACGGCAAATATTTCTGGTGTGGGAACGGCGAATTTTAATTTTTATGAAAATTCTAATTTTATTCAAGTTCCAGATTCAATTATAGGAATTGAAAAGATTTTTAAATTTGATACTAGCTCTATTTCTTCAGGTATGTTCAGTATTAAATATCAATTGTTCCTAAATGATCTTTATTACTTTAATTCTGTTGAACTTTTACAATATGCCATGGTAAAAAGTTATTTGGAAGATATTGACTTTCTTCTTTCTACTGATAAGCAAATTAGATTCAATAAAAGACAAAATAGATTATATTTAGATATAGATTGGAAATCGAAAGCAAAGGATACTTTTATTATTATAGATTGCTATAGGATTTTAGATCCCAATGATTTTACTAAAGTTTATAATGACAGTTTTTTGAAAAAATATTTAACCGCATTATTAAAGCGTCAATGGGGTCAGAATTTAATTAAATTTAGGGGAGTAAAACTTCCAGGTGGTATTGAATTAAATGGTAGAGAACTTTATGAAGATGCTGAAAAAGAATTAGAGAGTATTAGGCAAAGAATGTCTATGGATTATGAACTTCCTCCTTACGATTTTGTTGGATAAAAATGGCACTCAATCCTTTCTTTTTACAGGGATCACCTAATGAGCAAAGACTTGTTCAGGAGTTAATCAATGAACAATTGAAAATTTATGGCGTGGAAGTTGTCTATATTCCAAGAAAGTTTGTAAGAAAAGAATCAATTTTAAAAGAAATATCTTCTTCTAAATTTAATGACAATTTTGCAATTGAAGCATATATAAACAATTATGATGGTTACTCTGGTCAAGGAGATATTTTAACTAAATTTGGAGTTAACTTGAAGGATGAATTAAGTTTAATAATTTCGAGAGAAAGATTTGAAGATTTTATTTCACCATTTATGAGTGCAGAAGATGATGAAGAAATTGAGTTGTCTGCAAGACCAAGGGAAGGAGATTTGGTTTATTTTCCTCTTGGGCAAAGATTATTTGAAGTAAAGTTTGTTGAGCACGAGCAACCATTTTATCAACTAGGTAAATTGTATGTTTATGAAGTAAAATGTGAATTATTTGAGTATGAAGATGAAGTTATTGATACATCAATTGATGAAATCGATACTCAAGTTCAAGATGAAGGATATATAACTACATTATCTTTGATTGGAATTGGAATAACTGCAACAGCGACAGCAACAATAGGATCTGGATATGTAAGAAAAATCAATTTAAATAATGACGGATATGGATATACTAGTGTTCCTACAGTTTCAATATCTACTGCACCTACTGGTGGAACAAATGCATCAGCAGTTGCCATTACATCTTCATTTGGTGGTATTAGATCTATTAAAGAAATACTTTTAATTAATGCAGGATCTGGATATACTACACCACCAATAATTACAATATCTGGAGGGGGAGGATCAGGTGCTGCAGCGACTTGTTCCATAGAAACCACTTATAACGGAATTATTTCATTTAATATGATGAATGTTGGTAATGGGTATAAAAATAAACCAACAATAACAATTACAGGATCTATTGGAGTAGGAGAAACTGCAGTTGGTATTGCTTCTTTAGGAACAAATAATCAAGTTTCGGCAATTAGGATTTCTAATCCAGGAGTTGGATATACACAGACACCAACAGTAGTAATATCACCTCCACCATCTCTCGTTGGACTTGGAACATATATATTTAATGAAATTGTTACTGGTTCTGTTTCAGGAACTCAAGCAAGAGTTAAATCTTGGGATTATGATACTAAATTATTAAAAGTATCTTTTGTGAATGTTGGTGCAAATAATTCAGGTTTTTATCCAGGGGAAATTATTGTTGGTTCGGCATCTTCTGCATCATATGCAATTTCATCTGTTAATGAGTGGGATCTTTACGATAAATATGGAGAAAATAAAGTGATACAAGATGAAGCAAGTCAGATTATAGATTTTTCACAGTCAAATCCATTCGGTAATTATTAATGTTAGGAACTTATTTTTATCACGAAATTATTAGAAGAACTGTTGTAGCATTTGGTACATTGTTTAATGATATCAATGTAAGGCATAAAGATTCTTCTGGTGATAGTATTAGTCAAATCAAAGTTCCGTTGGCGTATGGACCAGTTCAAAAGTTTTTGGCAAGAATTGAACAGCAACCAGAATTAAATAAACCAATTGCAATGACTTTGCCTAGATTATCATTTGAGATGACATCTATTCAATATGATCCTACAAGAAAAGCCAACGTTACTCAAACATTTAAGGCTTGTGATGGGGGAAATATAAAAAAAGTTTATATGCCAGTTCCGTACAATATCGGGTTTCAATTGAACTTAATGTCAAAATTGCAAGATGATGCTTTACAAGTGGTGGAGCAAATTTTGCCATATTTCCAACCTTCTTTTAATTTAACGGTTGATTTAATTGATTCTATTGGAGAGAAGAAAGATATTCCAATAGTTTTAGATAATACATCATTCACAGATGATTATGAGGGAGATTTTTCTACAAGAAGAGTTTTAATTTATACATTCAATTTTACTGCAAAAACTTACCTCTTTGGTCCAATTGCAGAATCTACAGATGGACTTATTCGTAAGGTGCAAGTTGACTATTATTCTGGAACAGATACTACAACTGCTAAGAGAGAAATGAGATATACTGTAGTTCCTGATCCAATCGATGCTTCTCCAGAAGATGATTTTGGATTTAGTGAAACTACGGAGATGTTCTTTGATAGTAAAACATATAGTCCAACTCAACAGCAGGATATTTGATAAATTATGAAAAGTAATTATGATAAGTTGGATCAATCTCTCAATATTGAAAGTAGTATTGTTGAAGTAGATAAAGTTAATACTGAGATAACAGTATCGTCTTTAAAACCAGATGATATTAAGAAAGATTATGAGTATACTAGAGCAAATCTTTATTCCTTGATTGAAAAGGGGCAGGAAGCAATCAATGGAATTATGGAACTTGCCGGCGATTCGGCATCCCCAAGAGCTTATGAAGTTGCAGGTCAACTTATAAAAAATGTTGGAGATGTGACTGATAAACTCATTGATCTTCAAAAGAAGTTAAAAGATGTTGAAGATGACTCTACAAAAACAGCAAGTAACGTTACGAATAATGCAGTATTTGTTGGATCAACTACAGAATTATCTAAACTACTAAAGCAAGGCTTTCTAAATAATAAAGAATAATTCTTACTATTGTGCATAAATTAAAATCTCACAAATCAGTTGAACAAATTGCAAAAAAACATCGTCTTGAAGTTTCTTTTGTAAAGAGACAACTTGAAATGGGAATTCCAATTGAGCACGAACATACCAAAGACAAAGATCTTGCTACTGATATTGCTCTTCAACATCTCGATGAAATTCCAGATTATTACACTCGTTTGAAAAAAATGGAATCAGACGCTAAAAAGCATCATAAAAAATTTAAAGATGTAAATATAAAGGAAGAAGGTATTCGTGATTGGTTTGGTAAATCTAAATCAAAAAATAAAAAACCAGGTTGGGTTGATGTTGTAGATGGTGATGCTTGTGCTAGAGAGGAGGGAGAAACTGCGACTCCAAAATGTGTTTCTTCTGAAAAACGTGCTTCAATGAGTAGAGAGGAAAGGCTTGCCGCACAAGCAGCAAAAAGAAGAGAAGATCCAAATCAACCCCAAAAATCTGGCGCATCCAAACCAACTATGGTAAAAACAGATAGAAAAACAAGGAAAGAGGAAATGGATTTACAAGAAGTCAAAGACAAACCAGGTAAGGGTAGTGGTAAAAAAGATGCTTGCTACAATAAAGTAAAATCAAGATATGATGTTTGGCCTAGTGCATATGCATCCGGAGCACTAGTCAAGTGTCGTAAAGTTGGTGCTGCTAATTGGGGTACAAAATCAGAAGATTGTTGGGATGGATATAAGCAAGAAGGTATGAAAAAGAAAGGCAAAAAAATAGTCCCAAATTGTGTACCAGTAAATGAGGAAACAGGTATGATAAGGTTTTGCCCCAAGTGCAATAAAGATGAGACTCGCAATGAATGTAGATATGGTTCTAAGTTTTGGGATATGTTTTCTTTACCAGTTAAACTTGGTAAAGATTATGACCCAAATACCCCACATCCGGGAAATTTTCCAGAGTCTAAACAATATGATCATGAACATTCAATGGCCCGCTCAGAACTTTCAACTATTGTTTCTGCTGCTAAGAGACTTCGTAAAAAAATGAAAGGTGAAGGTAATGTTGAAGCATGGGTTCAATCAAAAATTACAAAAGCAGCAGATTATCTGGACTCTGCTGCAGATTATGTTGATAGTGGTGAGATGAAGGCAGAAGAATATGAATATTCAAACTGGAGAACGGACTTTGGTTTATCTGAGGATTGGCAGAAAGTCAATCGTAAAGACAAAACTGATGGTCTAAGTCAAAAAGCAGTTGATGCTTATCGTAGTGAAAATCCAGGTTCAAAACTTCAAACTGCAGTAACTGAAAAAAAACCAAAAGGTAAAAGAGCAAAGCGTCGTGCTAATTTTTGCCGTCGTATGTCTGGGATGAAGGACAAACTTACTTCTGCAAAAACTGCAAGAGATCCAGATTCAAGAATTAACAAAGCACTCCGTCGTTGGAACTGTAACTAAAATGAAATCTTTTCAACAATTTATTTCAGAAAGCGTAAATATTGCTGGAGATTTCAATGGAAATCTCTATATGAACGCATCACAACCAGAGACAACAAAAGAATCTTTTCTTGCTGATGTAGTTTGGCAAGGAAAATTATATCGTATGCAAGTTGAAGGTAAGATGATGGATAAAAATCAACTTGCCGAGCAACTTCAAGGAGAATATCCTGGAGCGATTGTTCATAATATATACCCAGTAGAATCTACTTCTATAAAAGTTAAAAACGCAGAAAGATATAGACCAGAAAGATTATCGTGGGGTGAATGATTAATGGCACAATTTAATAAAAATGAACAGGACTTTCTAAATCAGGAAAGAACTCTTTTTGAAGTAAATATGATC